CCGTTCTGTTAATGAGTAACGTTATTGGCTCTGGCATATTTATTATTTTAATTGTTGTGGCAATGGTAAACCTTTAACAATGGCAGTGGCTATGTTAATGTCCACACCGTACACGGCTACCATATAGTTTATTTTCTGCTCTGTCGTTAGCAATGGGTCTACTATCAAACCTTGCAAGGCAACCAACTTTCCTACCTCCAACACTTCGCCAAGTGGCTTAATTGTTTTCTGTTCCTCTAACCCAGTAAGTGGGATTATTAAATAATCTCCGTCTGGTGCTGGGTCTCCCTCAAACCAGTTTTTTAGTATTGGCTCAAACACATATGACAACTTGTTACGTTCATCTGCCGTGCGTTCGTCATAGTTTGCCTTGGCTTCCTCCCACTCTTTAGACAGACCTAACTGCCCTTGTGTTTTTATTGCGTGTAATGCTAACGGTTGTCCGTAGCAACGTATTACGTTTTCTCGTACTGTGGTTTCCGTCAACTCGTAAACCTTGTCGTTATCCTGTTTGTCTACTTTTATTAACTCTGGCTTTGCACTTGGTTGGGGACATTCAACAACTACGATTTTATGACTATTGTCAACACCTTGGAAACTGTTAACTGCCTCTACGTATGCGTCTCTCTCTTGCTCACTGGCAAACTCTCCGTTAAAAACCCAAAAGTAGTTAGCCATAAAGTCCGTGCTTATGCCTCTGTACTTCCACATTTTTATCCCAGCATCCGTTAACACGTCTTCAAAGACTGGGTCGCATACTGCTGGTGGGTAAATGTTATGTCCTTTCTCTGAAAAATAGTAAACCTGTCCCCTCCAATTGTCAAAACCACCAGCCTTGTTTATCTGGTCGTAAATTATTTCCAAATCATTTGTGTAAAGGTCGTAGGTCTGCAACAGTTTTTTATCAAATGTCCCTGTTTCCCTCGCCCAGTCTGGGTGTACCTTTACCTGTGTGACGTTTAGCATATCGTCTGGTAGTTCCAAACGGATAAACTCGTAAGGTATATGCTTAATGCTTATGGGTTGTAACAACGCATTGTATGTAATGTGGAAAGCATAACCCAAATACATAGAACGGTCTGCACACAACAGACGGTGTACGTCTGCCAGTGTCTGCATCTTTTCGTTAACAATTAACTTTTCAAGGTTTTGGTTACGATAGCCTCTACCTCGTAGGTGTTTTGCAAATAAATTGGTACAAGCCGTAGCAGTGCCACTACTGTTAATGGCATTGCGTACCCTCTGTGGGTATATGTTATCTGCGTCATACATTTGCACACCGTTTGCCTTATCATCTCTGTAGGCTAAACGTTTGGTTGCAAAGGACGGTACTGCTATGCGACTGTTTTGGCTCATATTGTTTACCTATTTGCGTTTCTTTTTCGCTGGTGTTTTGTGTTTGCCACTGTTTTTATTTGCAAGGGTCTCCATTGCCTTGGGTTTACCTCGTGGCTTTAGTATTTTTATTTCTGGCTCTGGCTCTACCTCCACAGTTTCTACGGCAACAGGTGTAGCCTCTACTGTTTTTATCTCTACTGCTACTGGCTCTACCTCCAATGGCTCACCGTTCACCGTAAAAAGTTTACTGTTGTTTGCGTTTTCCTTTAACAATGTCTCGGCTATGGCATCCGTGCAGTTGTAACGTGTAACCATTATGCCAAGTTTACTGCTATAAATCCTAACGTTAGGCTTCATAGTGTACCTTGTTACCTTGTCTGCTTTTATAAGCATATCCTTGTTACTTTTTATGTGTAGTTTCACTATCCAGTTTAGTTTATGTATTGCCTGTTCTATATCGTTAGGGCAACTGTTGCAATTAGGTTGCTCGTTAAATGTAAATGTGTAGTACTCTAAAAACTTTTCGTAAACGTTTTCCCTGTTTACCAAAGTATAAACGTTAACTATTTTAAGAAACTCTACAACGTCTGTTATTTTGTGCATTCTGTAAATGTATTAAAAAAGGGGAAAGGGTTACACCCTCTCCCCCCAAACAATTGACAAGCCAAACAATTATAACAGAGCAATTATCGCAGAGTCGGTTGTAGCCAAGTCAGTGTCAAAGAAAGTCACTGGAGGCTTACCCTCACGTGCGTACTCTTGTGTCTTTAATTCAATCTTGAATGCTCCAAGGTTCTCCGTGTCGTTGGGGTTACGTTCCAAGACTTCGGCTTTAAGTCCAGAGCCAACTCCGTAAATCTCATACTTGCAGTTACCTGTAGCACCAGTGTAGTTATTCTGTACGATACAAACAAAGTTACCATCTTTCATATTAAGAATTTGCTTTTTTGTATCTGGGTCAATTTTAAAAATCAACGCACCTACTGAATGCTCAAACTGGTTTACGTATTTGCCTTTTATCATAGCAAACTTCGGCTCTGTAGACTGCAACTGTCCCTCAAACGTAAAGAATGTTTTAGTTGCAACCATAGTAATAGAGTCGGCTAACATAGAGTTACCAGCATCGTATGTGATACTCGCAATGTCTTCTTTATTTGCAATGTAGAACGTTGCAACAACACCAGACGTTAGAGGGTCTTCGCAGTTCAACTCAATACCAGCAGTGATAGCACCACAGGCATAAGCCATACCCTTACGGTCACTGTGTGAGTAACCGTAAGAAAGTACAACAGAAGATACAAACGAGATAGCACCAGCAATGTAGGTGGTTGTGGGGTCACCTCCACCAATCAAAGAGCCAAAGAGAAACGCACCTACGATACCACACAGGGCAACGTAGAGCAATTGCAGTTTATTTGTTTTCATATTTATATACCTCCGTTTTTTAGTATGCAACTTGTACCATATTGTCTACACCTACTTTGGCATCAATTGACGCACCGAACTTGGCATACATTACCTCTGCATCTTTAGAGTACCAAGCATCCATTTCCGACAAAGTACCAGAGGTTTCTACACCCAGCAATAAGTTGGATTTTGGAGCAAGTAGGATACGGTGTGGCAACACAGATTTTACTGGTGTGGCATCGTCTCCAAAGTAAGCCGAAATCATCCTATCCCACAACTGTACAGGCATAACGTTTATACCGTTCCAAGTAAGTGTCGTAAGTCCGTTCTCTTGACGGTTGTAAGGCAACTCAATACCAGAGATAGATTTACGTTCTTTTTCCAACTGGTCATATACTGACTGGCTAACGTAGTAAGATAAATCTGCTTTGCCCATTGAACGCAAACGCATATCTGCGTCATACCATACGGAGTCCAATGCTAAAGACACTACTTGGTTTGTAATGTCTGTACTGTTGAACTTTTGCAATGCGTAGGAGGCTTGTGCGTTTTTAGTAGCCAAACCAGTAGAGGACAAACGAGATGCGTTAGCAGTTACAATGTCAAACACCTGTGACCAGATACCGTCTATAGCATTGAAAAACGCAATTTCACCAGCACCTAAATTGTTGTTAGTTCCAGCAACGATGCCTTTATCACCAAACCAAAAATGTCTCTGGTAAACTTCAGAAATAGTATCGGACATTTGCTCTACAATAAAGGTAGCAAGTTCAGTGCCTGTAAGGTCTGTCTTGTTTACACCTACGTTAAGCATCCACTGTGCAAAGGTGTCCATAAAAGTGGCAAAACATTCCTCGTAACGGTCTCCAATGTACTTTGGTGTCCACGTCTTTTCTATTGCATCAAATCCCCAAGTACTGTTAGTTGGAGTTGGACAGGCAGTAACCTGTTTACCAGAGAGACCAGTGTGCCGTCCCCAGATAATTAGTTGCTTGTCTGCTTTGATTCCCTCTTGTACAGTGACCATACTGGACAAGATAGGGTCTTTAAAGAAACCCTCAAAAAGGGTCTCGCTCATACTGGTTACCTGTTGAGGTGTCAGTGCTGGTAAGTTGTTAATTAGTGCCATTTTCTTTTATCGTTATTTTAAATTAAAATGCTATTGTAGATTTTTTAGTACTCTTGTTTTGGAGTTCCTTAATACGTGCCTTAATGTCCTCCTTTGATGCTTCCACTGTTGTGTCTGCCTTTTTGTTAAAGTTTACTTTGGCATTTGGGATAGCAACGTTTACCTTTAAGGTTTTTAGGTGGTTGGTAATTACTGCCACTTCCTCTACCATTTGTGTTTGTTCTGCTTTAAGTTCTGCATTCTCGGCAGTCAGTGCGTCCAATTGGTTTTGCAGTTCCTCCAGTTGTTTCTGTAGGTCTGCTTTGGTTGCATCCAAAATACTGTTTTCAATGGAGGCTGATGCCATTTCCATTTCAGTAATTAGACCACCTACTACAGTAATCATAGTGCCGTCTGCCAAGGTGTAAACACCCTCTGCTGGTTGTCCCTCTACGGTTACGGTGTCACCTATTGCAAGACCTTCGCCCACCATAGTTATTTCAAGTTCCATTCCGTCTGTGGTCTTCACCATTTCGTTAAACGTTACTCCGTGTGCCTTCAAGGCAGAGAACGCATCTTTAAAGATTTTTCCAATCTTGCTCATTAGTTTTTTATTTTTAGTTGTAAAGTTAATTGTTGCGTAAGCCTTGACGTTGTCCAGTATCTCTGTGGCAAACTTTAACTCGTATGCCGTCTGTGCTGGTACTAACTTGTCTTCCTTCATTAGGTCGCTCAAAATCTCCCTTTCGCTCCCAGTCATATTTACATAAAAGTCCAGTAGTTGGTTTTCTATGCTACGCAGTTCCTCTGCCTTTTTGGTTAACGTATCTGCGTCACCCTCTCCAAACGTCCAAGGGTTATGTATTAAAAACTGGGTGTTGTTATATAGTTGCCGTTTATCTCCAGCCATAAAAATAACTGTTGCAATACTGGCAACCAGTCCAACACCTTTAGTGGTTATTGGTTTGTCTAACGTTGTAAGATATTGGTAAATGCCAAAACCCTCCGTTACTTCACCACCTCCACTGTTTATGTTAACTATGTAGTTGTCTACCTCGCCAAGGTTCTGCACCTGTTCCATAACATTACGCAGACTAACCTCGCTGAAACCGTCAGTACCAATACTACCGATTATGTTAATGACTCCACTTTTAGGCATAACTGTAAAATTAAAGTTTATTGTTTTATCTTTTTCTCAATAGTGTGCAACGGCTTACGCATTATGCTAATTGCCCTGTATACCGTGGCAGTGCTTACCCTAAACTCATTAGCCACGTTACAGATAATTACTTTGTTAGGTGTGTTACGTAGTCTGGTCTGTTGGGTTGCTACCGTCTCCGTAATTCTCATATAGGTTTTAGCCTTGGGTGACAATAGACCAGCAGTTACCAAACGTGGTAACGCACCAGACTCGTCCAGTTTTTTAATCTCGTTATAGACTGCTCCTTGACTCAATAACACTAACCCTCGTTTGTACATTGTTTATCTCTGTTACGGCTACTACTGGTGCTGGTGCATTTGCAAACCCTTTGGCTATGGAGTTCTCTAATATTTCGCTTGTGTTTATAATAGGTGCAGATATGGTGCTACTGGTAAAGCCACCGTCTGCAAACGTTCGCACTCCTGTACGTCTCCACCTTTCCAAAGATGCGAACACCTCTGGTGCTTGTCGTATCTGCCAACTTGGACTTACCCACTCCGTACCAGCCTCACCAGCCAACTTCATACCTCCGTCTCCACCTTCCCACATAGTGGGACTGCTCACGTAACCACCTCCGTAATTGTTTTGCACGGACGGCATATATTCTGCCATAGCATCTGCAACGGTGTAACCACCCTCTGCAAACTTCTGGGCATTTACTGCGTTTATGTTTGCAATGGCTCTGGCTATGGCAGAGGCAGAGAGTATACCAGCCAACACTACTGCACCTGTTCCAGCAATTACAGATTTACCACTGTCCTTACCAGCACCCTCCCAGTATCCCGAAATTTCTTGATAGGCATTTATTAAAATCTCTGCCTTTGCCAGTGCCTGTATTGCCCTTGCGTTTTTCTTACGGTCTGCCTCGTTTTTACCAAGCAATTGACTAAAACTTGATAACGCACCTTTCGTGGCATCCAGTAACTGGTTTTGCAGTAGTTTCTGTGCTTCGGCAGTTTCTTTGGTAGTCTTTAAAATCTGCTCGTTGGTTGCTACCGTCATTTGTAAACGTGCATCGTTACCAGCCTCCGTTACCGTAGTTAACTCTGCCTGTGTCTCCGTCTCCGTTGTTAACTGTGTTGTTGCCCTGTCTTGGTTTATCTGTGCTAACTGTTCGTTATACTGTTGCTCTGTTATTACTTTTTTATTTAACTTTTCCTGTGCCTGTTTCTCCAAGTTGTCAAAGTAAAGAGCCTCGTTAACTTGTCTGCTTACAGTGTACTCCTTTTGCAGTTCCAGCAACTGGTCGTTTTTCTGTATCTCCAAACCAAGTAAACTCTGTTGGTAATCTTCTTCGTTAATCAAACCCTTTGACTTGTCCAGTTGTAGTACGTCCTGTTTGGCTTTTATGTTAGCCTCTACCTGTGCCTTTTGCTGGTCAAGATTATTTTTTAAACTTTCGTTGCTTTCCTGTAGAGACTGTTGTGCGTAATTGCGTTCTATCTCTAAAACTTTTATTGCACTCTCTTGGGTTAGTGCCGTGCGTAGAGCCGTCTCTTTTTCTCCGTTGCCTTTTATGTCTGCCAGTTTTCTCTGTAGTGCCTCTGCCTCTATTGCCAGTTCTCTGGTCTTACCGTCTACTATTGTGTTTAAAAGTGCATCCGTTGTGGCTCGTGCTAACTGTTTCTGTGCCTCACTGTATTGCTCTGCTTTTTGCTTACGTGCATCTCGTGCCTCTGCCTCTATCTCCAGTAACTTAACTTGGTAATTGCTCTCTATAAGTTCCCTCTGTTTGGCACTTAACTGGGTGTCCTCTAACTTGGCATCCCTCTCCTGTTTGGCTATATCCTTTGCAAGTTTAACAGTGTCCCTACCTCCTAACTGTGCGACACGTAACTGGTCTTGCAGTAGTCCTATCGTACTGTTAATTTCGTCTGCTCTTAATTGCTTACGCAGTTTACTGGTTGCACTGGCTACCTCTTTTTCCTTGTCTAAAATAGCGTCTTTAAGATTAAAAACAGTCTCCTTTAACTCTGCTTCTGCTTTTGCCTCATCCCTTGTTAATTGCCCTCGCTTTTTTTTCTCTGCGTTTTCCTGTTGTAATATTTCTAACGCCTTTGCCTCTCGGTCTAATTGGTTTTGCAGTAACTGCTTTTCCAACTCTCCAGCCTCCTTTAGTGCGTCTATTCGCTCTTGGTCTGTCTTGGTTTTGTCCTCACTTGCTACCTGTAAATCTTCTATTGCTCTTTTTAGTTCGCCCTGTGTCGCTATGTTATCTATGTCCCTTTGCTCCAGTGCCTGTTTAGCCTTTTCCAATTGCATTGCCTTGTTAGCACTCTCTACGGCTTTGCTTCCAAAACTTGTCAGACTGTCTATGGCTTTGCCAAAATCCAGAGTAGCAATTGCACTGGCTATGTCCACTATCGTACCTATGACGGTTTCAAAGATAGCAGTTAACCCAGCCATTGCCTGTTTTAATTTGTCTATGCCACTTTGGAACTTGCTAAAATAACTGATAAGACCAACCACGGCAGTAACCAGTAAACCTATGCCAATGCTTTGCAAACCCACCTTTAGTATCTGTGTGGCTCTTGCTCCTGTAGTCATACCTTGCGACACACCAGCACCAGCCTTGTTGGCACTGTCTCCTACTGCGTCCAAGTCTCCAACGGTTTCCTTTGCACTGTCTCCAACTTGTTGCACTGCCGTACTGCCTTGCTCCAGTACCTGTGTGCCACTGGTAACAGTGTCGTTGGTCTTACCCCACGTTGTGCCAAAATCTTTAATTGCATCTACCGTAGTGTTATATCCGTCTGCTATAAGTTTAGTGCCTTGCTGGACGGCATTGTATACGGACGTTCCACTTTGTATAATACCTTGTACCTGTCCAATGGCTTGTCCAAACAGACCAGTGTTTTGTATGGCTTGTTGGAAACTCTGCGTATAATTACCAACGTTTAACCGTCCGTCTTTTATACCAGCATTAAACTCCAGCAAACCCTCCTTTAATTTCAACACTTGTGCCTGTGCTTTTTTATATTCTGCCGTTAGCACTATAGTACCGTCTGCATTTATCTTAACAGTGTTGGCTAACGTTTTTAGTTTTACCTCTGCGTCTACGTACTGCCTGTAAAGTTTCTCGTAACTCCCCTCCTGTGCTTTGTTAACTTTTCCAAGGTTGTCCAGTTGCTTGGTGTAGTTGGTTAACTCACCTTTAGCCTGTCTGGTCTGTGCTTCGTTTTCTGCAACGGCTTGGGTAATCTTTTTGTACTCTGCACTCCCAACACTTAAACCCTTTAAACCGTCTGTTAGTGTCTTGTTATTTTGTGCCAGTTCTGCCAGTGCTACCTTGGTGTTGGTTATGTTTTGTAGTAACTCCTGTTGCTCTGGTGTCCCACCTAATGCCTCGCCAATGGTATCCCCCATTGTTTGCATTGCCAACTCCAACTCTTTGGACTTGTCAATAGCAGACTGGTTGGCTTCCTCTCTCTGTGCCTGTAACTCTTGCTCTGCCTGTGACTGTGCTATACTCGCCTGTCTGGCTTTCTCTGTTGCGTCTATCTGTGCCTGTGAGGCTTTCTGTGCTTCCTCTGCTTGTTTGGTTTGTGTCTTACCAAGGTTATCCAATTCCTTTTGCAGAGTTCCTAACGTACCTTTAGCCTTACGTAACTGTGCTTCATTTTCAACTATTGCCCTGTTGGCTTTGTTCCAACTTGCACTACCAATGTCTCCAGCATTTTTTAAATCGTTTGCCAGTTCCTTGTTAGTAGCCTTTAAACGTTCTACCTCCCTACGTGCCTCCGTAATGCTTTTAAGGTATTTGTTGGTCTCTATGTTTAGGTCTATTATTACAACCCTTTTAGCATCTGCCATTACTGTAATTTTAATAGTTCAACTTTTACTGGCTTGTCACCTGTCCAGTCTCCAACTTTTTGGATATAAAAATAACTGTTATACTGTTGCAAGTAAATTGGTGTCTTATAGTCCAACGTCTGCACGTCCACTGCTGACAATAACATAAAACAGTTTAACTCACGGTAACGGTTAACTATTTCCGTAAACGCATTATAGTAGTTAGGATAAAGGTACTCGCTCCACGTCAACTGCTTTGAGCCTACAGGCATACCAGCCTCTCTGTAAAAGTAAGCCGTTTTAGCCGTGGTGGTATTATCCGTGTAAACAAGTCCACCACTGTTATGCACTATGCTAAAATAGAACGGAGGCACTGCGACACGTAACTGGTCAAGTATTAAAATCCGTTGCTTGTTATCGTCACCCTCCAACTCGTCATAATCGTTGTAACGTTGTATGTATGCTATTTGCTCACCGTTCAAACGTGTTAGGTTGTTGCTACCACTGTAAGGCAGTTTAACCATTGTAAACTCTACAGGCAATGTGGTATCTTCAATAGGTAACGTGTAAAGTCCAAAGTTCGCTCCAACTGCGTCTATGTTTTCCCAAGCAAAATAATTGCTTTGTGCGTACTTGGGTGGTCTACTGTTCCAACTGTTTGCATTTACGTTTACTACCTTATCCGTCCAGTCTTTTGCAAACGGTATGTTTTCTGCCACTTTGGATAATGGGCAAAACTCTACCTGTTTTATGTTTTCATTTACAAACACAATGCAACCAAATAAATTGGCAATTGATTTTAAAAACGCACCTACTGTAAAGTCTGGCAAACACTGGGAGGGCGAAAAAATAGAACGGCTCAAAAATGGGTAACCAGTGGTCTGCATAATGTTTGTGGGACTGGTGTCGTAATCCACTAACCTATCTGCATCTGTTGTGCCTCTGTCCTCTATAAACTCTTGCTCGTAGGTTATGCTGATTATTGCCCAGTCTTGGTTACTGTAAACCTCAAACGTATCTGTACTGTGTGCCGTTTTCTGTGTGTAATATTCCAACTCCGTCCTGTAACCAAACGGACTAAATGGTATGGGGTTGTTACCGTTCAGACCTGTGCCACTGCTGGTCTGTGAGCCGTAGTAAACTGCACCGTTACCACTTGGGTCTAACTCCGTTGTTACGCACGTAAAAGCACCGTACAAGTTCGTTAGTGTTGGGTAGACTTTTATGGGTGCAGAAAACGTGTTACTAAAGTTAAAGTTTATTTTTATTCTGTACAGTCCACTGTCTACGTAAAACCTCAAACGATTGTAAGCAGTAACTGGGTGGGTAACTATGTAAGGTATCAACTGACTGTTGCCGTTTGCATCTATGGGAAAACCGTCCACGTCTGCCGTTGCTATCTGTACTTTAAATCCTGTGTTAATTGGTACACCAGCCTGTAGTATGTTTTGCGTGGTTAGGTTTTGCGTTTTCCAACTATTACGGTACTCTGGGTTTTTATCCCTCGTTAGTTTGCTTTCGCTAAAAGGAAAAACAAGACTACTGTAAAGTGTATCGTTAAACAGTTCACCTGTGAACGTGTAACCTGTCTCGCTTTGTATTTCATTCATTACATACGACAGACGCAATGCTGGTAGCATAGTGCGTAAGTTAATGTCGTTGGTAGTGGTTGCACTTATATCCGTAATATCGTCACTATATGCCACAAGTGGGTACAAATAATCTTTAGTGCAGTCCCTCGCTTCGTAAATTGTTTTCTGCCAGAGGTGGTGTTGGGCAGAGTAGTACGGTAAGTTACGTAACTTAATGGAGTTGATGAATTGGTAAAACGGTGAGTTGCCAGTGTAAAAAGTTAGCCTAATTTCGTTGGCACTCATTCCGTCACTCTCTACGATAACTGCACCTCGTGGCATCTCAATACCGTTAACCTTTAAAACTGCCTCGTGCCTTTTATATGCAAAACTGGTGTTACTCTGGTACGTGTAAACATTATCCAGCACCCTCCTGTTTTTTTCTGTTACAGGTATGATAAACGAACGTGAGAAACTGCCGACTTTTTCGCTAATGTCTCCCCAGTCCTGTGCCTGTAGCACGAGGCTAACCGTTGCCTTGTCTCCAAGGTCTAACGTTTCTCCGTTTACAATTAACTCTATTGATTGCATTAGTTAGCCACGTTGTAATACTCTGGTAACTCTATTTGCAGTTCCAACTCTACGTCTGTCTGTCTGCTCGTATACTTGACTCCTTTGGGTGCAATGGTTACACCTATCCAAGCCAAGTCTGGGTCTGTCGCAAGTTTGGTGGCATCCCATAACATAAACACCTGTGGTGACATTTCCACCTGTATGATTGCGTCTGCCTGTTCCTTGCTTACCACGTCACCTAACAAGTAACGTTTAACTTGGTTGGCACTTAACAAACGTTCACGGTAAATGCCTCTGGCTATATCTTCGTTATCCACTACAAACGTACCGTTTTGCTTGGCTACGTAACTGGTCTCGTTAACCTTGTCAAACAACCAAAAGTCCCAGCCACCAAGTACGTTTTTCCACATTAGGTAGATTGGATTTTTACGGCAGTCCTTATTTAATAAAACCCTTTTCTTTTCTGTTATCCTATAAACTGGGGTTACACTTGCTGGGGTCTGTGTCGTGTAGTTATCCTGTACGTAATCGTCCTCCACATAGTTGTTAGACGCAACGTTGCCACTCTCCAACCAAACGTCTACCTGTTCCACGTTGCTGGTGTAAGTTCCTTTAAGTGTTAATTGGTGTATGCCTACGGAAACTTTAAAACCTAAATTGGCATCGTTGTGGTTTACTATGCTACCGTTAGTGTCTAACTCATCTTCCTCTCGTGTGTTGTTAAAACCAACTATTGGAGTAGACCAGATAAACGACAGGCTAAATGGATAACCAATAAAGTAAACAGGGTTGCTAAACAACGTAAGGAAATTAGCATAGATGCCAGTAACTCTCTGTGGTACGTAATCTGCGTAGTTCTGTCCGTATTGCGTTAGCAAATACTTTGCACCGTCTACCGTGTAGTAACGAACTGGTTGCTTTGCTCCGTTTACTATTTCCTCCTCTTTAGTTACGTTAACGTCCGTAATCTGTTGCCCCTCCTCTATATAACTGTTACGGTATTGGATAGTAAAATAGTTCCACCCAGTATACTCCAACTCGTGGACGTTATTAAATCCAAACTTGTTACGTTTGTACATTTTATACTCTAACAATGTACGCACGTCCATTTTAATTATCCCAGCCGTGTCTGGTGTGCCTACTATCTCACCAAGGTACTCCACTTGTTGTGTGCTTGGGATATATGCGTACACTTTTAAAAATAACTTGTAACTTATTTTTTTTGCCCAGTTGAGGTAACCAGTGCTGGGTAGTCCAAGTGTCCAAGGTATGTCTGTTGTCAATTCAAACGATTGTCCAACTGCCGTAACCGTTCCAGTGTTTACCGTTGTGCCACGTACAATGGTAATAACGTCACCTATTGCTATATTTTGTTCGTCTAAAACCCCAGAGCCTTGCGTGTTGTTAGTGACCAGCACGTAACCACCTTGGTTGGAAAAACTGCAATATGCATCTTTACGAGTAAACTTAAAAACGTAGGGTTGCCTGTTGGACTGCCAACGTACCATATACGTAGGATTTAAAACGTGTCCCCTTTCTGGTCTTATTAACTCTATCATTATTTAAATGCGTTAACTATGTCCGTGCTTATCTCTGCCTCTATCTCTGTGCCTATCTCGTTTAAAATTGCCTGTATGCTATTCTCCGTAATGACGTTGGTATAAACCTCTCTGCGTTCACCAAGCAAATGCAATAACGTACCACGTTGGTGTATGGCACGAGTGATAAGAAAGGCTAAACTGTCCTTTGTCATATTGCCATCTGGTGTTATGCCTTTATCGTCTATCCATTGCCTAATGGCTCTGCCCACTGCACCGTCTCCGTCCCTACGTGTCGCTCCCCTACCTTGCTCTACAAATGCCCAGCCAATGCCACCAGTAATGGACATACCTACGGCACTGTCCGTGGTTGTCGTTTCCACTTGTAAACTCTGGGACGTTCTGCCACTGGCATTAGCACCAGTGCTAACCATCATAGCCTGTAACTCCAGCACGAGCCTATCCCCCTCACGTTGTAAAATGCTCTCTATGCGTTTAAGGTCTAACACTGGTATGCTATGGGTTCATTTATGGTTAAGGTAAAGGTAAACACGTAACCAGTTAAATTATCATCATACTCGTGCAACAATTCCCTACGGTTAACCTGTCCGATTGCTATCTTATTATTTGGATGCTTGTTTAGGTTTGTAATAAAACGGTAGTAGATAAGTTGCAACGTTTCCAAATAATTTAAATACTCTAAAGTTGCCTGTTCGTTGTTGGCTATGTCTGCCGTATAACTGCACAAACCAGACACCTCACCTATTACCTCGTAGGTTGTAGTAACGGCATTGTTTTGGTGTATTACGTCACGTGGGTTAACCAGATGCACCCAGATACGTGGGTAGTGTTCACTCTGTAAATTACTGTACGCTTTTGCTCCACGTCCGTAGTGCTTCACTCCGTCCGTTGCCTCTGCCACGGTTTTTAGTATGGTTTCAATCAGTCTCACCTCTTTAGTATTTTGTGTAGTTGTTTAGTAAATCTTGCTTCCTCTGCTCTACGGTATAAGGTTGTAAATGCCTCACTGTATGTAATGTTAAAGACTGCGTCATACTTGGTAGGGTCTCCGTTCGCTAATGTATAAATTAAATTGAACTCCCCAAATTTGTTAAACCTATCTATACCAGCCTCCACCTCGTTTATGTCTGGTGTAACGTTTAACGTTTTGGCTTCGGCTTCGCATACACTATGTAACCACGTAAAAAAAAATCTGCCTCTGGATAGGCTTCTACTACTGGCATATTGTAAACCTCTTGCTCTATTTCCTTTACGTGCTTATCGTCCCACTTTTTATCTGGGTGCAAATACGGTGCGTAATAGTTCGCAACCACGGAGGCTACCAGTTCACTGTGTGCCGTTTTCTTTTCAATGCCATTAGTGACCAATTGTTGCATAAATAACTTTTGCCCGAACCTCTCTTGACCAACGTCACGTATAACCTTTAACTTTATGCCGTTTATCGTTACCTCGTTTGCTCTACGTATAGCC